TCCTGTAATCTATTTATTCTTTCTACAACAGGTCTAACTATATAATCAGGCAGTTGTCTAAAAGTATTTGCTAATCTCTGCTCCAAAGTAGCAAACTGCTCTCTTGTAGGTAGGATTGCCCTAATATCGTTGATATTATCAGTCAAAGTGTTGAACTTGTTAGTAATAGAAGACAAGTTCGTAGAAACTCCTTTTGATTGTTCCAGTTCTTCCTTAAACTTTCTCAAATACTCAATAAAAAAGGTTGGGGACAAAAGACCCTTCGCAAAGCGTTTGTTAATATCACGCTCTATCTGTGGGAACGCTTGGTTCATAGTAAATATCTCATCAGGGTTAAGTTCTCCAATAATAGCACTTGCCTCTCTATACTGGAATAATCGTAAAAGATTATCAAGAGCAGTCCTTTCTTGTAGTGCTTGGTCTGCTTGTAATTCAGCAGGAGATTTAAGTTGCTGTGGGGTTAGTGCTTGAACCTCACCACGCTGGAAACCTGCTCTCGCTTGTGCTACATTCGCATCGTTCGCAATAGCAATACGGAGCAACTCGTCTTGGGTCATAACCCCCTTTGAGTAGTCGCTTGGTTTTTGTAGATTTCGTATCATCAAACTACCTGTTCCGCTCATTCTGTATTATATTTTATAGTGAGAAAATAAAATAAAAAAATTGATGCGAAAAAGTCATAACAATACTTCTATTTTTCTTCTTCTTCTTCCTCAATATCATAAATATCGTTAAAACCTTTCCTAAATCTATCTCGTTGCTCTGTTTCCAAATCTATCATAAGAAAGTTCTTTTTTTCGGCAGTTGCGTCCTTATACATAGCAGTAAGCGTTTCTTTACTCATTCCCAAATCAAACTCACGACCAATCATCGTAAGGTTTTTCATACTACTAATTTGTTTTACTATCAAGTAAGTCATATTGTTTCTAATCATCTTCGGCACAGCATAATAGGATTGAGTAATATAGACCAAACTTGCGTTTTTCTTTCTTGCTCTCAAAAAGAATTGTTCCATAGGTTTTTGGTTTTTTTCACCCACTAAATCGTCCATTACTATTAAAGTTTGTTGTTCCTTGTTAAGTTTATCTAAATCAGGCAATCCATCTTTATCAATTTCCATTACCTTTAAACCTTTCTTACCAAGTTTCTCATCAATATAGTTATACAAAGGTTCATCTTTATTTTTCGTCACGATGTAGATATTTTCAAAAGTATCAGGCATATTGTATATCAACGACATAAGTGTTTGTGTTTTACCTGAACCTGACGAACCCATAATAATCATACGAAAAGGCAATTTAATATGGTGTATTTCATAGTGAGGATTATGGGTTTTTAGCAAAAACCTTTCAGGTATTTTTTTATACCAATCTACTAACTCTGCTTTCTTTTGCTGTTTTGGAGGCATAATATAATATACTGGTAGAAAATAATATACTACTATATTATATTCAAGATGGCAGAACAATCCCCTGAAAATCCAGCACCTAATCCGCTTACAGATGTTTTTAATCCTGCTGACTGGAACTTAACTGATGTAGTATCATCTGCTACAAATACACAAAACCAGCGTATTATAGGTCAAGTTATTATGGTCGCAAGAACTACACTACCTTCTTCTAATTGGTTATTTTGTGATGGAACAGCATACGATACAGCACAATACGGAGAACTATTTTCAGTAATAGGTTATACTTATGGAGGTAGTGGAGGAACTTTTAATGTGCCTAATTTTTTAGCAAAAACCCCTGTTGGAGCAGACGCTACTTCTGCTTTGGAAACTTTATACGCAAGTGTTCCTGTCGTTTCAGGTGGTAATCGTAATCAATCTAACGCACAATTAGCATCACATAATCACGCTATAACTATTGATGGTGGTAGTTTTTCTTACGCAAGTAGTTCTAATCCAAATAATAGTGATAGAGGTAATCCATCAGGTAGTTTAAGTTGTGTTGTTAATACTGGTGTTGGATTTTCCACATCAGCAATAACAGGTTCAGCAGGTAATACTGGTGGCGGTGCTGATTATTTACCTCCCTTTGTAGTAATTAATTATTGTATTAGGGCGAATTAAACCAATCCTCTCTTATATCGTTAGTTCTATTTATAGTATGACTTACCCAACCTGTAATAATATATTTATCATCACTAACAGGCATCAATCCTGAATGTGGATAATCCCAAGTAGCAGGAAAAAATATTAGTGTTCCAGCAGTAGGTTTAACAAGACCTTTATTAAAAAAACTTGTTTCTCCACCTTCTTCAATTGTATTTAAATACCAAATATAAGTAAAATCTCTAACCCAACCCTGTTTAATATATACCTGACTATCGTTATGAAAAATATACTTACCAACACCTTTTTCGTATTTCTGTATTTGAAATCCCAAATCGTTTATACCAAAGTAAGAGTAAATCATAATATCTTTGTTTAAATACCTAATATACTCGTCTAACCCTTTTGATAATTCGTTAGTCAATACTTTATCAACATCGCTCCAATTAGCAGGATTGCGTGATAGGTGAAAATCGGTTGTATCTTTTATATCCTTATTCTCTCCTCCAAAGGTTATTCCAGCGTGTCTTTTGTCTTCTTTATCAAAACGCTCTATTATCTCCTTACATAGTGGTTTAGACAAAGAGTTTTTTATGCTGTAAATATAAAAGTCATTCGTTATTGAATTATTCATCTAAACTTATTATATAATACTATAATATATAATAATATGAGTAGTTCAGTCGCACCTTTATTTCCCAAAACAAGTGTATTTATACCTGCCTACTGGGCGACAGCGAGAGCAGAAACTTTAACCCAAGAAGAAGCAGACGCACGATATTTAAGATTTCCAACAGGTCAAGGAACAGAAAGCATACCAAACCTTATTGTATCAGGAACTTCTACACTTGGGACTACATCAACAAACGCTTTATCATCAACCACTATAACCGCTACTAACCTAATTAAATCTTTTGAAGAAATAATTTGTGAGGATAGTGTTGGTAATAGTAATATAGATATAATGCCTGGTAGAATTACTGGGTTTTCTACTGGTGGTTATACTATGAACTTATCTATGGACGATGGATTTACTTATTCCTCCGCAACAAGACAGATTTATAATGACCCTGATACAGGAACTACACGATATTCACTCTTCTCTCCACCAAATCCAACTATTCCTTTCCTTACAATAGGATTAGACGCAACACCTTCCTGTATTCTACAAGCGGAGTATAGTGTAGGTGATAATGGATTATTCACTATTAGAAACTTTAATGCGGACGACCAATATTCTTATACTACTTATACAACAGGCGACGATTTGGGGACTTCGCCTATTGCTACTATTGGTGTTAATGACCCTACTGGTGGAAGCATCAGTTATATTGCTGTTGAAAATCTATCTATTAATTTTGTGGCGAATAATGCTTCCATAGCGTCTTTCAGTAGTGGTGCGTATGGTAGTGGTGCTAATAATTGTCTTTATTATAAATCTATAAGATTTGATACTGACGCTGGTGTGTTAGAGCAGAGTGTAATAAACACAACTACAACAGGACAAACTAATTTAGTTTTTAATTCTACGAATGCTTATAGAACTATTATTAATACTCCTACCGCATCAGGAAGAATATTTTTATTACCATCAACAACAGGTCAGCAAGTAGGAGGTTGGTTTAAGATTTGTAATAAATCTACTGCCTTTACTATTGCGGTATGTTTTCCTACAAACGCAACTACAATTTTTACTATTCCTGTTTCTCCTACTGGTGGTGCTGGGTCTGTTGCGAAGTTTGCGATTGATAATGCTGGAACTGCCTATTTCCGTGCTGGTTAATTTCTTTCTATATAATAGTATGTTAAGTGAAGTATTTTGGGTTGCTTTTATTGGAACGACAACAGGTTGCTTAATTAAATTAGCAAGTATGGGGTATAAATCAAAGTGTAAGGAAGTTAGTTGTTGTTGTATAAAAATCGTTCGTGATATTGAAGCAGAAGAAAAGGAAACAGAGTTTTTAGCAACACATAAACCTGAAATTAGTAATAAAGATGAAAATAATTCCTCCTCTAATATATA